GACAAAGTCGGCGTGCTGGACGCGACGGACGAGTTCATGGGGGGCATATACACAAATGTCTACGCGGAAACCCTCATAAATGAAATAGTCGGCGGGCTGTTCGACGTTGAAATCGACGACAGCCTGAAAAATATATATGTGAGCGGGTGGCTGCCAATCATCAAACGGCGCGAAGCCCTCGCGCATGTCGCGCTGGCAATCGGAGCTGTGATAGACGCGACGAGGACGGGCTATATCAAAGTCAGACCGGCGCCGCCGTTGAGCGAAATTCCGCGTATCATCGAAAAAGACAGGGTATATCAGTCAAGCGCGGTTGATATAGAGTTCCCCTGCACGGGGGTTGAGCTGATAGAGCATAATTTCGCAGTCGATATGTCATACAGCGGGGAAAAGGAATTATTCAAGGAAACGTTCACAGGCGAAAAGACCGTGAAGTTTTCAGAACCCGCGACGAACCTTACGATAACGAACGGGACAATCAAATACGCGCACGTGAATTACGCAATCATAAGCAGCAGCCCCACTCAGCAGGAGTGCGTCCTGAAAGGCAGGCCGTATTTAGACAGCCAGAACTCGGTCATCATCAAAAAAGACATGAGTGACGAAATCGAGGGGACGGTTGAAAAGATAGAAAAAATCGAAAACTGTTATCTGGTAAATAAAAACAATTCGCAGGAAGTCGCGCAAAGGCTGTATGAATATTACCTGCGCGGAAACGTTTTCGACGGCGATTTTGTGGCTAATCAGGACATAGAAAAAATCGGCGATATCGTGAAAATCGCGACGGTTTTTGAAGAAGGCTATGTCACAGGGCAGATCGAGAAGCTGACGCTGCGGCTGGGGTACAAGAACATAAAGGCGAGGGGGATTATACGCGGTGATTGATATAGATAAAATCGATACAGACGAAATAAACAACATAACCGGCGGACTGATATACGACAGGACGCAGATTGACGTTGACTACGCGCTATCGTTAGAACACGGCGGGATATACGCCAATGAAGATTTAAAAGGCGCGTATAACGTTTCGGACAGGAACAGGGTCGGCGGGGCGTTGAACTATATAACGCTCTGCCTCAGAAACACCGGAAACTACGAGATTCGCCCGGAAATAAAAGACGACTGGGATGTATACGATATAGCCAAACCCGGAGAACACGCCAAAATTTTGACGTTACTGGAATATATGAAAATACTCCTGCCTTATAGCGAAACAGAAGAAGTCCCCGGCAGTTTGGACAGCCTTACATATCAAAAAGCGAACGCAGTCGAAAACATTTTATTCGATTTATACGGCGTGTTATCAAGGCTGCTCGATTCGTGGTTCTACTGCGGCGAGGCGTTCGCCTCGGAATTCGACGCGTGGAACTGGCAGGGCTGGGACGAATAATAGTGAATAAGTAATAAGTAAAAATATTATATAGAAAGGGAAGCAAAAATGTCTCTATATTTCAAAGACAGGATACCCGACCCGCTACATGGGGAAAACGCCCGTTATTACGACGCGATTGATAATAACGGGACGATAAAGTTATCTGATTTTAAGCTGATGTTAAAAAACAATATACCGGCCGGAAAAGAGGGCGACCCTGTGACTGCGGGCAATCTCAATTTCGCCTCCGGTAATATAACACTGCCCGCGCCTGTGCCGACGGAAACCTTAAAAGGCAAACTGTTGACGCTCACGCCGGACGGAGTTGTCCCCGCGAAAACGAAAAGGCCGGTAGCCGCAACGGGAATGGCTCAGGCTACCGCGGCGTTATACGGCGGTTTCCTCAGGCTTTCCGATACAAAACTGTTGGTTATATACAGCGACAGACTGGTTGTCGCGACGGTTGATTTTACGAATAAAACCGTGACTTTCGGCGCGTATTATACTATATCTGCTTCAGGTACGCCCGGCATTACGCTGATACGCAGCTACGACGAAAACCCGGTTGCCTTGATCGCTTCCCATCAGTTTAGCAGTACGTATTATGTCGTGTATTTATATAAAATAGAGAACGATGTAATATCGTCAGCCGCGACGTACAGTTTCCCGAACGGGCACACATCAATTTCAAACCCTATCAGGGTCAGCCCCACATCTCTGCTGATATGCGCTAAATATACAAATACGCCGGAGGCTTTACGCGTTGCGCTGCTGACATGGAACGGAGCGGACAGCCTGACGTCAACAACGCAAACTAACCTGCCCATACAACAGCCAATCGCGCAGGTGAGCGGCGTAAATCAGTTATACGAACGCGGCGGCGGGAATTGTCTGGCTATTTATAGAAACAATACCACCGCAAAGGTTTACGCGATGCCTATATCGGTAAACGGCAGCACAATCACGTTCGGCGCGGAGCAATTGTTGGAGGGGTTATCCGACTACCCGGCAAAATTTAGCAATGGCGGCCCGGACAGGAATTCGATTGCCGATAAAATCGTATACGCGACAAACACGGGCGGCACATTGAACGGCCCGGCGAAACTTCAAATATTGAGCATAAATTCGTCGGGGGTAATCACCGCTTACGGCCCGGTTGCGGAACTGCCGATTCATGATTCGGATACCGGCACGATGTGTTTAACGTATAAAGGCGATAAAATATACCTGACCGGGGTTGAGTATGACGGGCTGAGCAATACGTCCAGCCCGAAAGACGCGTGCCTGCTGGAAATTGAACTGAACGGCGCCAATATACAGGAAATCAAAAAATACCGCCCGTTTTTATCGGTAAAATCGACGGGCGCGGCGTATTCGCTAATAAAGAGCGCGGCGTACGAAAACCCGAATAAACCGGGCGAGTTTCTGTTCATGTTGAGTTGTAGTAATATCATACTTGATTTGACATTCTGGTTCGGTTACAAATCGGACAGCGCGGACCCGAAAAACATCGTCGGCGTCGCGCTCGAAAACGCGGTAAACGGGTATGTGCGGTTGCAAATGTCGAAAAAACATTTGCCGGGGCTTTTCAACGGTTTAAAAGCCAGTATGGCATATACAGTTGGCAACAACGGCGAACTCACGCCATATAAAGGAGCGGCATATACGTCGCCCGTCGGCATTGCCGCAAATAAAACTGATTTGCTATTCCTGGGGGCGATGGAATACCCCGGCTCAAACGGTTCAAGCGGCGGTTCAGGCCTCGGCCCGGCGGGAGAGGACGGTTTTTCGCCGACTGTAACAGTAAAAAAAGATACCCCGATAGATTATATATTAAAAGTGACAAATAAGAACGGCGCATACGATACGCCGAACCTGAAAGGCGCGAAAGGCGATACGGGAGCGGACGCAATATCAATCGATATATCGGCGAGTTCGTGGAATATCCCTGCGGGGACGACGAACGCGCTTGCTTCAACCATCTTCGTTACTATCAAAGCGTTGAAAGGAACTGCGGCGGTTAATGTGTCTGTCGGAACGATAACCGGATTGGCCACAGGGCTGACCGCGGCGATAACGAACAACAACAGCGCGACGGTTACGGTTACGCTGACTGCGGCGACGACGCTGAACACGAAAAACGGCACGGTGACGATACCGCTGACGATTGACGGCAAATCGTTCACGCGGGCGATAACATGGTCGTTATCGCTGACGGGGGAGGCAGGCGCGAAAGGTGACAAAGGAGATATGGGCAAACAGGGAGACAAAGGAGACAAAGGAGACAAGGGTGACAAGGGCGACAAGGGCGATAAGGGCGATAAGGGAGACAAAGGCGATACGGGAGAAGCGGGGCAAGACTCGGAATTTCGCGTAATCGACTGCGTTTGCGCCACCGCCGCCGCGACTGCGGCGAAAGTGGTTACGATTGCCGGTTACACGCTGAAAGCCAAAGATATGTTCGCGGTGACATATACATTGGGCAACACGGCGAACAGCCATACAATCAACATAAACGGAGCGGGCGCGAAACAGGCGCGTCTGGGCGGAGGCCAGCCCACGGGCGCGTCCGGCACGGGCGGCGCGTATGTCGCCGCGAACAATACGGTGCTGTACTACTACAACGGCACGCATATGTGCCAGTTCGGTTCGACCGATATCACGGACGCCGACACCACTTCGATATATAACGTGTACGGAACCGGAAACAGCCAATATATCGTTGACGAAAACTCGGTTGATACGGACGGTACGACATATTATGCGTTCGCCGGAATAACCGAAAACGGCACGATCGAAAAGATCACGGACACAAACGCGACGATTGGGACGGAGGCAGGCGCGAGAACATTTACAGACCTTAAAATATCGCTGTGGGAAAATATTGGGCGTTTTGCGACCAATACGGCGGAATGGACGAAAGGTGCGCCGTGTTCGGCCGCGCTGTTCATGCGGTACAACGTCGGCGCGTCAAACTGGAAATACGCCATAGGAGAGTATTACGACAAATCCGGCGCACTCGTGGACAACGATGTGACGGATGATTTATTGCAGACTAAAGTTTATGTCGGGGGCGAAAAAGACGGGGAATGTTTTACGCCGAAAGAGTTTTCACTGACAAGACGAAATACGGCGTATGTATATAAGCTCATTGGCTATTTCACCACGGTCGGATATTTTTACCTGACGGATTATCAGACTGTAAGCGTTTATAAAAATAACGCATGGGTTGATGGCGCGGCCGGCAAAGACACGGTATTGTTGGTGAAAGCCAACTACGATTTTACGCCGGAAGAATTGCCGGAAGGCGCGTGGGGAGGCGTATACTAATATGGCTAAGATGCAGGTGAACGAGAATGGGACGATACGCACGTTCAAAAAGATACAGTTCAACAAAAACGGCGTTATTCGGAATTTGAAAAAAGTACAGGTAAATGTTAACGGGGTTATACGGACGATATTTGAAAAGTTCCCAGAATTCACAAAATTGCCGAATCCAACCAACTTACCTGCCGGCAATGGCCGCGGGGTAGCATTCAGTCCAGACGGCAAATTCATGGCTGTGGGTCATTGGAATTCGCCATTTGTGACGATATATTCGATCAGCGGCAATACGCCCACAAAACTACCTGACCCGGCCGATTTGCCTACCGGCGTTTGTTTCGGTGTAGCATTCAGTCCGGACGGCAAATTTATGGCTGTGACTCATCTTACTGCGCCATTTGTAACAATCTACGCAATCAGCGGCAACACGTTCACAAAACTGCCGAATCCGACTGGCGGTTCGCCTGCCGATATTGGTAACAGCGTAGCGTTCAGCCCGGACAGTAAATTCATGGCTGTGGGTCATTGGAGTTCGCCATTTGTGACGATATATTCAATCAGCGGCAATACGCTCACAAAACTACCTGACCCGGCCGATTTGCCTACCGGCGCTGGTCTCGGCGTAGCATTCAGTCCGGACGGCAAATTCATGTCCGTGGCTCATGATATTTCGCCATTTGTGACGATATATTCGATCAGCGGCAACACGTTCACAAAACTGCCGAACCCGGCTGATTTACCTGCCGGTACCGGTTACAGCGCAGCGTTCAGTCCGGACGGCAAATTCATGTCCGTGGCTCATCTTACTGCGCCATTTGTGACGATATATTCAATCAGCGGAAATACGCTCACAAAACTACCTGACCCGGCCGATTTGCCTATTGGCGGTGGTTACAGTACAACGTTCAGCGCGGACGGCAAATTTATGGCCGTGGCTCATCTTACTACGCCGCGTGTAACGATATATTCAATCAGCGGCAACACGTTCACAAAACTGCCCGACCCGGCTGTTTTGCCTACCGGCGCTAGTAACAGCGTAGCATTCAGCCCGGACAGCAAATTTATGGCTGTAGCTCATGCCACTACGCCATTTGTGACGATCTATTCAATCAGCGGCAACGAATTCACAAAATTGCCGAATCCAACCAACTTGCCTACCGGAAATAGCCAGAGCGTGGCATTTAGCCAGGACAACAAATTTATGGCTTTGGCTCATAATACATCGCCGTTTGTAACGATTTACGCAATCAGCGGCAATACATTCACAAAACTGCCGGATCCGGCTAATTTGCCTGCCGACAATGGCCGCGGGGTAGCGTTCAGTCAGGACGGCAAATTCATGGCTGTGGCTCATCTTAATTCGCCATTTGTAACGATTTATTCGATCAGCGGCAACACGTTTTCAAAATTACCTAACCCTGCCGGTTTGCCTGCCGGTAGCGGCCGCAGAGTGACTTTCAGCCGGGACGGTAAATTTATGACTGTGACTCATAATACATCGCCGTTTGTAACGATTTACGCAATCAGCGGCAACACGTTCACAAAACTACCTAACCCGGTTGATTTGCCTACCGGTACCGGTTACGGCGTGGCATTTAGCCAGGACAGCAAATTCATGGCCGTGGCTCATCTTAATTCGCCATTTGTAACGATTTACGCAATCAGCGGCAATACGTTTACAAAACTGCCCGACCCGGCCGGTTTGCCTGTTGGCGATGGTTTCGGCGTAGCGTTCAGCGCGGACGGTAAATTCATGTCCGTGGCTCATGATATATCGCCATATATAACGATTTACGCAATCAGCGGCAACACGTTTACAAAACTGCCTAATCCGGCTGTTTTGCCTGCCGGTATTGGTCTCAGCGTAGCATTCAGTGCGGACGGCAAATTTATGGCTGTGGGTCATGATATTTCGCCATTTGTAACGATTTATTCGATCAGCGGCAACACGTTTACAAAACTGCCCAACCCTGCCGGTTTGCCTGCCGGTACCGGCCTTGGCGTAGCATTCGGCGCGGACGATAAATTTATGTCCGTGGCTCATAACGCTACGCCATTTGTGGCAATATATTCGATTGAATAATAAAAACGAAAAGAGAAAGGGAAAATATGGGAAACGACGACAAAACGAAAAAATCACGAATGACGAATTTTGAAAAGATAACGCGGTCGCCGGAAACGCTGGCTGAAATCATGTCGCGTCATGGGAACTGCGCATACTGTATATACGGCGAACTGGAAAAATGCAATGGAATAAAATGCAAGGACGGCGTGTTGGAGTGGCTGAAACTTCCGGCGGAAAACGGCGGGGGTGACTGAGGTGGGGGAGAACGAAAGCGCAATATTACACTCGATAGTAGACAAAACCAGCAGCGAACTGATACTATACACAATCGTCATCGTGGTTGCGCTGGCGGTCGTCGCGATACCTTTCTACGCGCTGATAAGCAAAAACGCGCACAAACGCGAAGCGAAACTGATTGAGGCTTGCAGTGAATCGACGAAAGCAATTACGGCGTACGCGAAAGAAGCGGCGAAACTGAACGGTTCGCTCACACGAATACATGATAGGATCGACGACCTCGCGAAAATAACGTCGGAGCAAAACAGGAAAAACGCAGATTTTACGAAAGCATTGGCAAGTCTGAACGGCACGCTCAAGCGCGTTCACGACAGGATTGACGATATTTCCAACAAGATAAATGGTAAATAATACATAAGGGGGATTTTAACATGATTAAATGTAGAAATTGCGAATACAGCGATATTTTAAAGGTATTCAAACGCGACAGAGTGACGAAAGTCGTAACACAACTGCCGTGCGGGTATGTCATGTGTTCGAGACCGGGACGTAAAAACGGGCAAATGCTTCCGGTCAGGGAAACGAAAAAAAGCTGCCGGTACTTCAAACAACGGCAGGAGAGTGATACATAATGCCATACAAAGAACACGTCATCGGCACGAAAACCGAAAATCCGACAAGCGGGTTCAGGCCGCCGCACAGAAAAGACCACCACGGCGTTGATATAATCGACGCGGGTAACTTACAGATAAAGCCGCAGGGCGTTGACATCATAGCCCTCGCGGACGGCGTCGTGAACGATGTTACGTATGACAACGCGAAAGGCTGGACGGTCATGTTACTGCACGCGGGCAATATTATGACGATTTATCAGCATTTGCGCGAAAACGTGCCTGTTAAAAAAGGCGACGCGGTAACGAAAGGCCAGAAGCTGGGCGTGATGGGCAATAGCGGCCACTGCATATCGTCGCGCACAGACGTTCCGCCGCAGTACCGCGGCACGCATTTGCATTTTGCCATCAAAGAGAATTGCACATCATATCGAACGGGCGATTTTGTCAATCCCGAACTGTACTTAAACGGGATTAAAACAATCGGAACCGGCACATCGGCAGCGCCTACAAATAAAGCCGCGGACATATCTCTCGCGGCGAAACACGCGGCGGATATTATCTTCGCCAACGAAGGCAACTACGGCAGCGTAAACAGGAACGACAACGGGGCGTTGAGCGTCGGTAAAGTGCAGTGGCACGGCCCTCGGGCTCTGTCGCTGTTGAAAAGCGTTACGCAGGCCAACCCCATGCAGGCGCAGATCACACTCGGCGAGTTATACACGGAGATAATAAACGCCAAGCCGGACGCGTGGAACAAACGCACCGTAAACGATATCGAAGCTGGGAGGCTGTCCGCGCTCCTGACGACCAAAGAGGGCAAAACGGAGCAGGACAAACTCGCCGCCGTTGACATACAATCATACATCAACAAAGGCATAAGTTACGGGCTGAAGGACGCGGGGGCGTTGATATACTTCGCGGACGGCGTGAACCAGTACGGTACGAACGCCACGCTGTGGAAGCAAATAGCCGATACAGCACTCAAAACGACCGGCGACGCTGCGGCGATGTTAGCCGCGACGAAATCACTCACGCCGAACTACCATGTCCGGCGCGAGAAAGTGTACAAGGCCATATGCGCGTTAAACCTCGCAGGGACGTCAGTCCCGTCCACGCATAAACCGGAACAACATAAACCGCACCACGGTCAAACGTTCGCGGTCGGCGATAAAGTCAGGATTTTACCGTCGGCTGAATGTTACGCCACCACTACAACGCCTATACCGGACAAGTACAAGAATACCCCTTACACAATTCAACAAGTCAGGCCTGACAGGGTGTTGATTCAGGAACTCTACTCGTGGGTTTGGATTAAAAACGTTGAAAAAATGTAAATAATAAAAAACCTTCACGATAATTTAGATATTATTGTGAGGTTTTTTTTGTTTATTTTGTGCGAATGTTCGTATAATGTTCGTACAAGAGGTTTTTTACAAAAAAGAGAAACACAAGCAAATACGCAAACCCTGCATATTACCTTGTGTTTCTCATATCGGAGTGATGTGACTTGAACACACGGCCTCTACCACCCCAAGGTAGAACTATATGTTTTCGCATATTCCAATTTACGCCTTAAAATGGGATGTTTTGTTTTATTTACTTTTGTTTTGTCTAAGAAAATCTAACTTTTTTAGCGTTTATTTATCGTATAATGTTCGTACTATTATACTTTTTGAATTGCCGCTTTAGCTTTCTCTATTTCTTGAATGAAGTTCCGGGCGGTGCGGTTATTTATTTTAAGGTTTAAATATTCTTTATTTTCTTTTTGCATTTTAAGTAATGCTTCATAATATTCCGTGAGGATAATTATTTTATTATCCAATTTTTCTATAAGCTGCTGATATTCTTTATCAAATTTTACTTTATCTATTTCGTTTTTCATAAAATCTACATTGTCTTGAATATATATTTCAGATGTTGTTTTTAAATCGGCATGACCCATTATTTTTTGAAGTACGCGTAAATCAACGCCGCTTTCGTATAACAATGTTCCGCAAGTATGTCTTAATTCATGTGGGGTTAATTTTTTTATTTCCGGGTATTTTTTGCGCAAATCTTTCATAAAGTTCGCATATTGGCGGCGGCTGTAATTATTCGGGCTGTTTAATTCGCCCTTAGCGTTTGGAAATATATACTCGCTTATTTTTTTTACATTTAATAAAGTTTCCCTGACTATATTATCAAACGGAATTTGCCTTTTGTGGTTTTTTGTTTCATTACTGCCGTCTTCGACAACAGTCATTAATACGCCATTGACAGGTACATCTGCAACGCTTCTTTTTAAATTTAATATGTTATTGTTGAAGTCTATATCATCAAATTTCAACCCCAATAATTCGCCGCGCCTTAATCCTGTTTTTAATAAAACTATAATAGGAGCTCCATTTTTATGTGTCTGGGCAAATTCTATAATTGTATCGACTTCTGTTTGTGTATATGTTCGTTTTTTTGTCGATGAAACTTTACTGTTGAAAGCTATTTTATTTACCGGATTTTTATATATTATATTATTTTCGATTGCGCTGTCAAAAATTGATTTTAATATATATACATATCGTTCCTGCGTATCTTTTGTAACGCCTGATTTTGAATTTATGAAATTTTGAATATCTATCTGATTTATATTTGCTACTTTTACCTGTTTAAAATAAGGTTTTAAATGAGTTTCCAAAAAACTTTTATATTTAAACTGATATGTTGAACTTTTTATATTAGGCTTTTTATATGTTTCCATCCACTTTTCAGCCCATTCAATAAATATGATATTACTTTTAACGAGCTCGCTTCTTTTATATTGTTCTTTGTATGCGGCGGCTTTTTCGTTTGCTTCGGAGAGCGTCTTGCCGTAAAAACTTTTTTGTATCCGATCGCCGTTCATATCTTTTCCGATATATGCTTTGACTTCTTTAAGTTTTTGTTTTTGTTCCCGGACTGTTTTGCGTTTTTTCGGCATGGTTCCTTGCCCCCTTTATATGATATATCCCGCCGGAGCGGGATTTTTTTTCGTTTACCAAGCGCGGCGTAAAGCCCCTACATTTATGTATGGGGATATAAGCCGCTAATTTTTTCGTACCCCATAGGGGTGCAAAAAATTATAAATAACCTTGACTTTTTTGCCTATATTTGATATGATGATACTGTTGATTGAACATTGACAACTGTATATAGGCGGTTGCGCGAAGAACGTAAGACGAAAACCAAGTCACCTTTCGCGCGTAAAATATACAAGGCACGAATGCGCAGTCATGCGTGGCATTTTGTATGCCAATACCGTGGGGCACACGGGAATCTACGCTCGGGGAGTTCATGTAAGTCCGGCTTTTAAACCGGCGACGGACGTTGAACCAAGAATCCCCCAGATTTATCTGTGGGGAGTGTCAATTTTGTTTTATTTTTTTCATTGGTTTTGGTTTTCTTATATGCAATACGTCTAATGCCAAAACCGTTGAAGCCATATCGTCAACCGTCGCGTCGACTTCCGCCAATTTTTCGCGGTTGATTATTTGCCCTTCTCTGATTGCCTGTATCATCGGATAAACTTTATTTTCGATAGTCAATTCAACATTTGTTACGCGACCTTTAATATCCTTTATGTCGGTTTTCATGCTTGTTATATCAGTTTTCATGCTTGTTATGTCGGTTTCAATACCATCGACTTTACCGGTCAACGATTCCAACATTGCCAAAATCTTTTCTTCGTTGTTCATACTTTTTCCCCTTTTCTTTTTTATTTTCATTATACGTCATTTTTTTCTTTTTATCAATATGTAAAAAATGATTGAAGAAAATGTTATCATCGAAGTCGGCGAAATTTCACTCGAAGTTATAGAGTTGCTCGGTTTATCTTTGGCCGAAAATACGCCAATCTATGTCGGGGTGACTAATATCGCTCACATGGTAAAAGAACATAGTTACGAATTTAACAGGTATTACTTGTTCTTCTTTTTTTTACTCAGCCAATCCAAGCTGACTACTTTTTATATATTTGCCGGAAGTCATGAGGTCGTCCACATAATCTATTATTTTTCTAAAAATTCAACAAACCTTTCTTTGTCGGTATCCGTTAATTTTCCGATCGGGGCACTCAAAGCAGACACGGGCAAATTAAGGCGGGTAGCCGAATCGATATACGACTGCTTATCAAGTCCTGCCGCTTTCAGGTCGTTTATCTTGAAATAATTCGCCTTTACTGCGTCGCTTTTGTTTTCATATTTGGTCGTAATAGGATAAGCCTTAACGCTATCTCCTTGTGATACATACGTTAAAACGGGCCGATTTTTCCCGTCGTTTCCCCACGAAATATAAGCGATGTATATCTCAAACGGTTCCATCAGCCATTCACCGCCCAATCATACAATTCCGGGTATAATTCTTTGTCTATGAAAATATTTCCGTTTTCGTCCGTATTGACTGTAATCTCTTTTGGGTTACTTTTTTCAAGTGCCGCAATGAGTCTTTCATCTATATCAATATCGGTTCTGGTTATTTTATTTTTAGGGTATAATTTCTTCAGCTGATTATACGCTACGTTTATATCCGAGGTATTTTCAAAATTTATAATTATGGAATTCATTTCATCACGCTCCTTTTCTCTTTGAAATTTTTATAACTATTGCTTATATTATACGATATATTTCCCCACATTTCAATCATTCTTGTTATGCTTCTTTTTTACCAACTGCCACTCCGGCAGCGCTACTTTTTATATATTTGCCGGAGGTCATAAGATCGTCCACATAATCTATTATTTTTGCCCGGTCGTACTGACAACAAGGCTTGTCGTAGCAACGAAACGATGCCCGATGTTATCCACCATTACGCTGAACCCTTCTATCGTCCGTACTCCTAACAAAGACAAATCGCCTTCTTCGGCAAAAACAATTTCGTCGATTGTAGTATATCCTTCGGCCGCCAGTATAGCATACCCATAATCGCGTTCGACCAATTGTTTAGTCGCGGTATAAAACCGTTTTTTCCCGCGGGGGGTTATACCGGCGTCAAACAATATTTGTTTCGGCAGCCAGGATAATTCCGAACCTGTATCGACTAATACTTCGACAGGTGGCGTCCGTTTTTGTTCGTCTTTGTGATTTGTAGCGGTTAAGTTTACCCTAAATGTACTCATTTCATCACGCTCCTTTTCTCTTTGAAATTTTCATAACTATTGCTTATATTATACGATATACTTTCTAAAATTTCAATCATTACTGTTCTTCCTTTTCGATAAAACCGTTTATAATGTCAATGGCTTCTATAACAATTTCTTCCGGCGCTTTTTCGATAAATTCAAAATTCCTTGCTTGTATGTCAATTATTTTTGCCTGGTCGCATAACACGACGCCCGTTGTTTTTGTGCGGTCGTCAAGGTTTATTTGGAACGGGAGGCTTTTTTCTGTTTTTGTTATAGGGCATACCATAGCCGCCTTTTGTGTTATTTGGGTAAAGCTGCTATTGCTTATAACCAACGCTGGTCGCCGCCCACTTTGCTCATGCCCTGCTTGCGGGTTGAAATTTATCCATATAATATCGCCTTGGTTTACCATATTTCTTCGCCCACAGGCTTCCCCCAATCCACTTCTTTAAATTCGTAAAGATTTTCTTTTAATACAGTTTCAAAGTCTTTTCCGTAAAATTCTTCAACTCTCTGTTTTAATGTTTTGCGTTGATTTGATTTTTGAATAATTATTTTCCCGTTTTCAGTAAGAACGTCAACCGCGTCATTTTCTTTTAAGTTCAGGCTTTCAAGAAATGGTTTAGGCAGCCTGATTCCCCGTGAGTTTCCCCACTTTACTATTGTTGTTGTCATAAAATACACCCCTTTCATTATAGGATATATTCAGTATATCCCATATTAAAGAAAAAGTCAAGGGAAAATTTTATGTAATTTCCCCTTTTTACTCAGCCAATCCAAGCTGACCACTTTTTTATACGTTGCTTTTTAAACTCATAAGAGGAATCATATCAAAATCTATATTTATTTCGTCCGGCAATGTAGGGAGCGAATCTCTTTGATATTTGTCAAAAAATTCAAATATCGTCAAACCTGTTATTTTGTCAGTTTTTTCATCCCTCATAACAACAAGCCCGTCGTATTCTTCATCTCCAAGTGAGTTTTTACTATCAGACAGCAATATATACAATATATCGAATTTATTATCATAATTAAGTTTTAACATACTTTACTACCTCCGTATCTATATTTCCCGCTATGCCTTTTCTCGGAAATGCCGTGACAACTTCCCCGAAATTAGGAGCGGATAAATGAACTATTACTTTCATATATTTATTATCTTCTATTTTAGAAAAATATACATCTCTTTTAGGATCATCTTCGCTTTGATATATTATAACTGGGTCTGTTATCGTATTTTTGACAATTTCAATTTTATCTTCTACTTCCGGATGCCCGCCTATTATATGCATTTGCCATTGCGACTTTTCGCATATTATCATTATACCACGTTTGTCTATAACTTCAAATAAATTTTCGTCCATTTTCATTTATACCTATCTTTTATTTTCAATCATTACTTGTTCTTCTTTTTTTTACTCAGCCAATCCAAGCTGACCACTTTTTATATATTTGCCGGAAGTCATGAGGTCGTCCACATAATCAATTATTTTTTCCTGCCCTTCTTCATTGAGGGCGCGGTAAGATTCGACAAGCAATTGTTCGTCTTTTGAATATACGTTTTCTTTTGAAGAAGTAGCATTACGACTATTTCCTTTTTTATTGGGCGGTGTCGGATCATTTACAAGTCCGAAAAAATAATCAATTGTGCAATTGAAAATGACTGCAAACATATATAATGTAGCTAAATTTGGTTCTATATCATCAGATTCATATTTAGATATATTTGCCTTAGTCAAATTTACCTTTTTGCCCAATTGTTCTTGCGTTAATCCTGCAGCAAGTCTTAGATTTTTTAATATATTTCCTATTTTCATAAACATATACCTGCCCCTTTGATATTTATTATATAGTTTCAATTTTTGAAAGTCAATAATTGTTTCAAAAATTGAAAATATTAATAATTTGTTTACAATAAATCCAACAAATAAGTTTCAATTTTTGATATAATTCAATCAGAGTTTCAATTATTGAAATGAAATGAGGTAGTTACAAATGTCAAAAGTAAAAGAATTACGCGAAAAAAATAATATAAAACAATGTGATATGGCTGCATTAATAAGGACTTCTCCCGCAAATTATCTAAAAAAAGAAAATGGTGATATTAGATTTAATTTAACAGAGGCGCAAATAATATCTAAATATTTCAACGATACTATTGAAAATATTTTTTTTGACAATGAAGTTTCGCAAATGGAAATAATGCGTGCTGCCAGTCCGGGCGACGCAGGATAAGGGGGTGGTGGGGTTGGATATACCGGAAAGCATAGCGAACAATTACGATAAACTTGTCGACCTCTGCGAAACATACCCGTTGAAAATCCCTCTTGAAAAAGCCGCGGAATTTTTGAGTATGGACAAAGAAGGCTTGCGGAGCTCAATAGAACAAGGGAGATGTCAATTCGGGATATGCGTCAAAAAAAGCATTCAGGGGAACAGGGCATTTACGATCAATACGCTTGCGTTTTACAGTTGGGTAACAAGCGGCGCGCTATTCAGAACATTAACAGTTGAAAAACTCAACGACCACAATTCGCGAAAGTATAAATCCAAACATGCAACATAGCTTATATACATATTATAATTATAATCATTAAATTAGGTTTAAGGTCAATAGGCGTGTGCGAAATAATAACTGAAAAATAACAAAAAAACCTCAGCGGGGGCTGAAGTTTGCGGTTCGATTTAAAAAGATGAAAATTACACAAATGGGCGGCGAAAAAGCACCGTCCATAAAACAGACCCTTTTTCGGGGCGTAAATGATGAAAATTCTACATTAAGCAAAAAGGCGGGAGGTGAAAACGTAAAATGATTGGAATCACGGCGGCGGGGAGCCGTCAGACGGAAACGAAAAAAATAATGGTAAGAATTAGCAAAAAAACAAAAGCAAAGAAAAAGGCCGGTCAATATTGGAAGTATTGAACCGGCCCGGAGGGGAAATTAAGCGTATAACTACACACCATTATTATACGCTAAATTCCCCGAAAAGTCAAGTAAAAATGAATAAAACAAATAAAAAGGAGCTCATATGGCTAACGTTACAAAAGAGGGTAAATTAAAATATTTCCCTCTCGACGTTGGTTTTTTCGGGGACAGAAAAGTAGAATTGTTACGGTCGGATAATAACGGTATATTGGCAGAGTATTTTTATTTGCGCCTGCTATGTCATATATACGGGGACAAAGGTTATTATTACGAATGGAATGAAGATGAAGCGGGGCTCTGGGCGTTAAAGCTCGGGACAACGCAAAACACTGTGGAGATGATGATAAAACTCTTGTGCAAGAGGTCAATGCTTAACGGTCAACTTCTGACTCAGGAAAAGGTATTATCATCGCGGCGCATCCAGATAACGTACATTGAGGCCTGCGCGGAAAGGGAATTTATCCGAATCTATGGGGAGTACGCCCTTGTAGAAGAAGATGATATAGTCAAATTTTCCAAGAAGGTAATTAATAAACTCGCTTTTTATCCCAAAAACCACGAGGGAAATGAAATTAAACCCGGGGGAAATGAAATTAAACACTGGTTTAATTTACAAAGTAGAGTAGAGTATATAAAAGTAGATAAAAGTAGAGTAGATGACAGTATAAGTATAGTAGAGTCGCCTACCAAAACGCCGGCGGCTGTTGAAACTGTCGAAAACTTACTTACTTTATCAGTCAATAACAATACAGAAATATTTACGTTTACCGACGAGTATATAAAAGAATTAAAACAGTTATATCCAAAGGCGGACATAAAAATAGAATTGGTCAAAATACAAAATAAAATTAATAAAAATTCATTATGCTTTGACCATGACAACCAGATAAAAAAATATATAGAAACATGGCTGGAATATGCCGAGGGCAACGGTAATAATCATAAATTTGACATGGACGAATTACTTGAAAAAGCGGTTTTTAAAAACTGGCAAAAAAGGGAAGCAGGTGAAAAAGTATGAAATGGGTGAGCTCAGTTCATTGCACGATAACAGATTGCCCGCACAGGGACGGGGAATCGGAATGCTGTAAAAAGACAGACGTCATAATCACGGAAACGGGCTGCCGTTTTCATACCGAAGCGGTGAAGAAAGCCGGAGCCGAAGAAAAACAAACAGGAATATATAAAAAAACGGAGGAAATATAAAAATGAAAGTCATAAGCATAATAAATTTAAAAGGCGGGGTCGCGAAAACGATCTCGGCCGCGAATATGGCGCATATATTATCGACTGTACATAAAAAGCGGGTTTTGCTTGTAGACAATGATAAACAAGGGAACATCAGTAAAATGTTCGGATTGCACGATTACGCCGCGGACAGCATTTCCGAAGTATTGACCGTCCGGGGAGTAAATCTTGACAAAATTATAAAACCGACGCAGTTCCCGAACCTTGATGTCATGCCGGCGAATATGTCGTTGATTTCCGCGAACCATAAAGTCGCGCTTGATATGATACGGCCGAAGCAGACGCGTTTCCGGGCGGCGTTTAAGAGCATAGCCGATAAATATGACTACTGTATCATAGACAACGCCCCGGACATCAATATGAGCACTGCAAACGCGCTGGTAGCGTCCGACGACGTAATCATCCCGATAAAGATAGACAGGTTCGCGTTCGACGGTTTGGCGGAGCTGAAGGAACGGATCGACGAAATACGCTGGGAGCATAACCCCGGGCTGAAGGTCAGGGGGTGCCTTATCACGATCTATCAAAAAAACGAATCAAACAAACAGCGCGAGGAATGGCTGCGGGGGCAAAATATATTCCCCGTGTTCAACACGAAAATCCGCCGGACGGAAAAAGTCAACGAATCCACGTTCGAGGGAGACGCGCAATCGCCGATATTAGCATATTCGCCGCGGTGCGGTGCGGCGCAGGATTATCTCGCGTTTGTAGAGGAGTATCTGAGGATTAAAGCGGAGGAACGGAATGATAAAAACGAATTATGACCGGTATAAAGAAAAAGGTATATGCGTACGCTGCGGTAAAGATGAAGCCATGATAAACTCATATCATTGCCCGGATTGCGCCGAAAAAAAAGCAATACAGGAATCAAAATACTGGCGGCGCATGAAAAAAGACCGGGAATACATAAACAAAATTTACGCGAAAAATAGAGAACAGTACAAAAAAAGAGATAAAAAAAGAGATGAAGCTGGGCTATGCGTGAAATGCGGCAAACGTAGCCAGAGACAGGGCAGCAGATGGTGTATTGATTGTATTACAAAACTGAAACGGTTTTATAAAAATAAAAACGGTATACCGCGATCGGAACGAGTTTCATATGGTTTGTGTTATTTTTGCGGTGAGCCGAAATGGAAAAAATATAAAGTATGCGAAAAGCACTATAAAATATTAGCGGACGGCTTTAAATGGAATGTCGCCACGGAAAAGCGAAAAGAAGCGCGTGAAAAGCGGAAAAATTTCAATAAAATAATATTTATACGAAAATAAATGTGTCCGAATCGGACCGGAAAGGAAGTATAAACACAATGGCGAAATTTGAATTAAAACAGTTATTAAATAATGTGTCCGAATCGGGCACAAACGGCAATATGTTGAAAATCGTATATTTGAGTGTATTCGATTTGATACCGTCGGGCGATAATTTTTACGCGGTCGATAAAATCGCTGAGCTGAAAGCGTCGATCGAAATGTTCGGCGTGAAACAAAATCTGACCGTAAAACCGCTTGAAAACGGCAAATATGAAATCATCGCGGGACACCGCCGACATATGGCTTGCATGGAGCTTGTAAACGAGGGCAAGACAGAATTTGAGTATGTCCCGTGCGGAATTGAATACGGGCGCGACGAAATCATGGAAAAAATCCTGTTGATAATGACGAACTCGACGAACCGCGAATTGACGGACTGGGAAAAGATGAAACAGGCGGAGGAATTGCGTAAATATTTTGAGATATTGAAAAAACAGGAGCGGCTGCCGGGGCGCGTCCGGGATTTGGTTGCGGAGGCGTTGAACACTTCGCCAACGCAAATCGGGCGCATGGACGCTATCGCGAATAATCTGTCAGACGATTTCAAACAGGAATTTAAAGAAAACAATATAAACATATCGACTGCATATGAGTTATCAGGGCTACCGGAGGACAAACAAAAAAAAGCGTTCGAGGAATACACAGAAAAAGGCGGGCTGTCGCTTAACGATGTGCGTGATATAAAAAAAGATGCCGCGCCGGTTACGGCCGATACGGACGAACCCGAACCAATAAAGCTGCCGCGGGATTTCAAAGACATGGACGTTTCGGGAAAAGTTGGCGCGGCGATTGACTTTTTAAATTTTGACCGTTTTAGAACTCGTTTTAGTCCGGGGATAGATATTAGAATTTATGATTTTATTATCGAGGTGTTGAAGGAATATAAATTGTATAATGAATAGGGGATTTATGAATGGAATCAGAATCGAAAACTTTAAACGGGCTTTTTGATACGTTTACACCTAACATAATCTATAAGTGGAATTTCGAGAAGCACGAATATGAAGAAATAATAAATACATGGGGTATTAGCCTGATACATGAATTAGGCGAAATGACGATATGCGCGAATTGTAAAGAACCTTTGTTGTTCGATAACGGTTATACGTCGAATCAATGGCATAGTAAAGTGGGTTTCGGTTATAGCGTATGTGAAAAATGTTTTGAAGCTGAAAAAATGATGGAAAAAAGTTTTAAGGAGGGCGAATAAACATATGGCGGAAATGAATGAACAAAAATACACAGAAAATAAAATGCAGGAAATCGCCCGATATGTAGAAAAACAGTTACTGCCGGGCTGGGGGTTTGTAGTTCTGGCGTTCCAGTTCGGCAACGCAAAAGGACGAATGAACTATGTATCCAATGCCGAACGTGAGTCTGTTGTCAAAGCTATGAAAGAGTTTATCGGCAAAACGGACGGCCATTGGGCGGAACAACAATAACTACAAAAGAAAAAATTTCAGACCTGCAAAATCTGCATGTCAAGAAATGCAAATATTGCATTCTTTGGGAAAATAACGCAATCGCCGGAAATACTTGTAAAATGGATATGCAACAACATAATTCGCCCAAAAGTAAGGTATGTATTGAATTAGGCAGGGCGTACATAGGCTATAAAGGCTGTGGCAACTGGATTTTCGACGAAGCACGGTTTAGCATAAAATAAAAAGCGGGAGCCGCATTACTGCCGTTCCCGCTTTTCTCGAACCCCGTTCGGGTATTACATCGAGTTTCTCCGCTCGCTGGTGAGTCTCCCCACGATGATATTATATCATAAGCGGGGGGATTTGTAAATGACGAAAAAAGAGTTAGGTCAGCTTTTTTATTTAGAAAAAGAAATTGAATTTTTAGAAAAACAGATACAGGAAATCGAATCAAAATCGGTTATATCGTCGTCGGTCGTGAGCGGGGAGAACAAGAACAACATAACGGACAAAGTCGGGGAGATTGCGACGAAGCTGTCGGATTACCGGACATTGATTTGTATAACGTTAGAAAAATTATATCACCAGCGGAACATGATCGAAAAATATATAGAGACGCTTGACGACAGCCAGTTGCGCCTTATTTTGCGCATGAGATTTATTAAGTTTTACAACTGGGGCAAGATCGCGCATGAGATAAAAGCGGCGGGCGAATCGACCCCGCGAATGATGGTTGAAAACTTTTTTAAAAATAATGATGAAATATAAAAGTTTTGCGTTTTTTGCGTTTTAGATGTGTTATTATGCTGATATGAAAATTTTATCGAAAGCGGTCCGGGCGGTTATGCTGCCGGGTTGCTTTTTTGTTTGGAGAAAAATATGAATATAAAAATGTTAAAAATAGACGATTTGAAGCCGTATGAAAACAACCCCCGGAAAAACGCGGGAGCGGTCGACGCGGTGGCGAACAGTATCAAAGAGTTCGGGTTCCAGCAGCCGGTCGTCATTGATAAAAATAATATCATAATCGCGGGGCATACCCGGTATTTCGCCGCGAAAAAATTGAAAATAACAGAAATCCCGTGCGTTATTGCCGACGACTTGACGGAACAGCAGATTTATATGTATCGTCTGGCGGATAATAAAACGCATGAGCTTTCAGGGTGGGATTTTGATTTGCTCAACGCCGAGTTTGAAAAGATATTTGATTTTGATGTGTCTGACTTCGGGTTTGATGAAATTGATTTAGATGAATGCAATACAAAATTTACGCTCCCGGAAGGCGGTAAGTCGCCGTTTACAGAAATGACTTTTACATTCGCAAACGAGCAGGCGGAATTTATAAAAAAAGCGATGTCGGCGGTTAAAAATGATATATGCGAAACGTTCGGAAACGAAAATTCAAACGGCAACGCTTTATATGAGGTAGTAAGACAATGGGGAGAGCAAAAGAAATTGAATTGAAAGTCATTCCAAAAAAGATTGCCGATGAATTTGTCAAAAGCCACCATTACAGCGGCAAAGCAGTTAATAATTCGCAGCTGCATTTCGGGGCTTTTCTCGACAACCGGCTTCATGGCGTTATGCAGTTCGGGCCGAGTATGACTAAAGCTAAAATAATCGGATTGGTAAAAGATACCGGATGGAATGATTTTATCGAATTGAACAGAATGGCATTCGACGATTATTTGCCGCGTAATTCCGAAAGCAGATGTATATCGCAGGCAATTAAACTGATAAAGAAAAACGCGCCGCATATAAAATGGATTATCAGTTTCGCCGACGCCGCCCAGTGCGGCGATGGAACTATATACCGGGCTTCAAACTTTGTGTTGACCGGGTATACAAAAACAGAAAACGCCTTCTGGAGAGTGCCGCCGGAGTTAGTAGAGCTGAACGGCGGCGAAATAGCTCACAGGGTAAAAATACAATGCAAATCGAGTTTATTATCGAAATATATATTATCGCGCACAAACGGGAAAAATCTAACGATTAAAGAATATATAGATAAATTCGGGGGCGAAGCCGTGCCAGGTTATTCATTTCGATATATTTATTTTATAGATAAATCATATATTGATAAATTAACTGTGCCGGTATTACCTTTTTCAATCATTAACGAATTGAACGGTAGAATGTATAAAGGACAGAAAATAAACGGAGATTTATGAATATGCCATATAAATCAAAGAAGCCGTGTATATATCGCGGATGTCCGAATTTAACCGAAAGCGGCAGCAGTTACTGCCGGGAACATAAATTAATTGAGGACAAACGATATAATAAGTATGAACGCGATCCGGATAGTAATAAAAAATACGGCAGGCGGTGGGAAAAAATCCGGGCGGCGTATTTGTCCGAAAATCCGCTGTGTGAAATATGTAAGGACAACGGGAAATTAAAAGCGGCGGACTTGGTTCATCATAAAATAAAATTATCAATCGGCGGGACAAATGATTATGATAATCTGCAAAGTCTTTGTCAGGAATGTCACTCCCGGCTTCACGCGGAGCAGGGCGACCGGTGGTAGGGGGCGGAGTAAATCTATACAACTTTTAAAGCGGGCAACGGGCGTGGGGTCACGTAAAAATTTTCGCGAAATCAAAAATGTTTTTTTACTTTTGATTTTCATATTTTATTCACAAATCTAAAAAAATGGTGATAGAATGGTGCTTTTATGTCTTATGATTTTTATATGATTTTTGTTGGCTTTTTCGATTAAAAGCTCAAAATGCCGATAAAATGGCATATTTTGATTTCTTTTGATTTTAATAATTTATTCATCAGTTTGGAGGACATTATGACCGGAGGCAAACGTACAGGGTCGGGAAGGAAGCCGAAAGCGTTAAAAGAAAAAATCCTTGACGGCAATCCCGGGAAAAGGGAAATAAAAGTAAATAAATTCCCCGAAAAAAATAATAAAAAAACCAGAGCAAAACAAAAAAACGATATACCGGAATATATCGATATGGCGGCAAAAGAAGGCGGGAAACCATTACCGTCCGCAAGCGATATATTTAAATTGATTTCAGATTTTATAACTGCGTCTGGGTGCAGGGATTTGATCTCGCCTTTTCTTTTGGAGGATTTTGCTTTTTTGAGGCGGTCATATTTAGAGTGCGAATACATGAATAAAAAATTAGGGCGTATATTATCAAAAAAACGCTCGCCGTATGTTCTTATGGCCCTTGATTATCACAAAGCGATGATATCCGTATATGATCAAATCTGGAATATTGTATCGCGGAATTCTGAAACAAAATACGAAAGCAAAAACGATTTCTTTGATTTGCTGACAAAAAGGGGATTTTAAATTATTATGCTCAAATATAAGCCAACAAAATTAATGCTCCCGACTTCCCGCTATGATAAGAAACGTGCCGACTTCGCCGTTAATTTTATATCGATGTTGAAGCATACAACCGGCGAATGGTACGGGAAACCGTTCATATTAATGCCGTGGCAGGAGCAAATAATCAGGGATATTTTCGGAATTGTCGACAAAAACGGGTACCGGCAATTTCGCACTGCGTATGTCGAAATAGGCAAAAAGAACGGCAAAAGCGAACTTGCCGCGGCGGTTGCCCTATATTTATTATTCGCCGACGCTGAAGCCGGCGCGGAAGTTTATTCATGCGCGGCCGACATAAATCAAGCTTCGATTGTTTTCAACACGGCAAAGGCGATGGTTGAACAATGCGGCGACTTGATGAAACTCGCGAAACTCGTTCCGTCCACAAAACGAATATTGTTCCCGCGGACAAACAGCTTTTACAGGGTTTTATCGTCGGAGGCGTATACAAAATACGGGTTTAATGTTTCGGGGCTCATATTCGACGAACTTCTCGCGCAGCAGACACGGGAACTGTTTGATACTATGACTAAATTCACGGGCGACGCGAGGCGGCAGCCGTTATATTTTTTAATCACGACGGCTGGGCGAGAAAAAACGTCAATTTGCTATGAAATACATTGTAAAGCGAAGGCGATACTTGACGGCTCTAAAATCGACCCGACTTTTTACCCCGCGGTTTTTGGCATCGAAGACGGCGAAGACTGGCAAAACCCGAAAATATGGCGGCGGGTAAACCCGTCAATCGGCGTGACGATCCCGTTCGAGGCGGTTCAATCGGCATACGAACAGGCGTTACAAAACCCCGCGGACGAAATGAATTTCCGGCAGTTTCGGTTAAACGAGTGGACGAACGCCGACGTTCGGTGGATGCCGATGGATAAATGGGACGCTTGCGGCGTTGATTTAATCCCGGAAGAATTAAAAGGACGCGAATGTTACGGCGGATTGGATTTGTCCTCCACGGGCGACCTGACGGCTTTCGTTTTGGTTTTCCCACCGGGCGATGATGAAGATTATTACACAATTTTGCCGTTCTTTTGGATTCCTGAAAACGCCGTCGATTTACGGACGCGGCGCGATCATGTCCCGTATGCCGTATGGCGGAAGTCGGAGCTTATAATTGCCACAGAGGGCGATGTAATTGATTATGATTACGTCGTTTCTTTTATAGAAAAACTTTCCGATGATTATAATATTCGCGAACTTTGTTTTGATAGATGGGGGGCAGAGAAAATTAGGAGAGATTTAGAAGAACTTGGTGCGGAACGCGGTTTTACAGTTTTCCCGTTCGGTCAGGGTTTTGCGAGTATGTCGGCTCCGTCAAAAGACTTATATCAATTAGTGCTTGAAAAAAAGATTCGGCATGGGCGGCACCCGGTTCTTGACTGGTGCATGGGAAATGTTATCGTCAAACAAGACCCTGCAAATAATATCAAACCTGATAAGAGCAAATCAACAGAAAAAATCGACGGAGCGGTGGCTCTTATAATGGCTTTAGCTCGAGCAATAATAAACGGCGGTATATCAAATACAAGCGTGTATGAGGAGCGCGGTATTATGTTTATTTAGGTATTTATAAAAATTTTCAAAACCTCTTGACATTTGCACGATTATGTGTTATAGTGTAATCGTGGGGGTGATGAATTGGCTGAACGCAATATTGGTTTCAAGGTTGATGAAGAATTATACAAAAAAATCAAAGTTAAAATTGCTTTAGATGGTAAAACATTAAAAGATTATATTTTGGAATTAATTCAGAAAGATCTTGCAAACCAAAAAGAAAACAAAAAATAATAGATTGCTGCTCTCTTTGGACGGATAACAACAATCTATTATGAGTGACAGAGTTTCCTCTATCTGAAATCTATTATATCAGATGTAGAGGCTCCTGTCAATAAATATATTTATATTTTAAAAGGAGTTTTTATTTATGAGTGTTAAAATAATTGATTTTTCAAAGAATCAAAAAAAGATTACCAAAAAAAAGTTAAAACAAGCAGAAGAAGATATGGAAAAATCGTTAGAAAAATTAAAAGATGTGATTATAAAAGACCGAATGGGCGCGTTTATAATTGTTGATGAATTAATGGGTATTATACAAGCCGCCAAATATATAAGTCATTCGGAGGTGCGGCGTGACTATGAGTGATGAGATTTGGAAAGATATTGTGGGTTATGAGGGTTATTATCAGGTCAGTAATAAAGGTAGGGTTAAGGGGTTAAAACGTGTTTTAGTTGCTTCAAATGGACGGAAACAAGACGCGCAAGAGAAAATAAAAGTTCCGTGGAGTAATAAACGGGGTCATTTAAGAACCGAATTATCCAAAGACGGAAAATCAAAACGTTTTTATATTCATCGACTCGTTGCAAAAGCATTTATACCAAACCCTAATAATTTACCGCAAATAAATCATATTAATAATAATCCCGGATGTAATTTGGTTGAAAATTTAGAGTGGGTTACTCAAAAAGAAAATTCAAATCATGCAGCAAAACAAGGAAGAATTGTAAAAGGTGCAAAACATAATTCGGCAAAACTTACTGAAGAAGATGTAAAATGGATTCGAAAAAACTATATTCTGTACGATAAAAATTTTAGCTTAGACGCGATTGCAAAAAAGTATGGAATGAGCCATGAAGTAATTCGTTGCATCATCAAGCGCAGAACATGGAAACATATACCGTAAAGAAACGCTAACTTAATAATTAAAGCAATCTATAACGAAATTCGTTACAGGTTGCTTTTTAATTTAAAATACAAGGAGTTTATATGAACATATTCAATATATTTTTTAAGTCACGCGATAAACCGAAAATAAAAAATGATTTGACGCTTTCATCGCCCGAAGGCTGGGTTTTCTCCAGCGTGACAACGAGCGGCAAATATGTCAGCGCGGACACGGCAATGAATGTTTCCGCAGTTTATGCCTGCGTTAAAATACTTTCGGAAGCTGTCGCCAGTTTGCCTTTGCACGTTTTTACGAGGGAAGCGGACGGCAGTAAAAAACATATCCCCGAACATTCGCTTTATAATCTTTTACACGACGAGGCAAATCCGGAAATGACGAGTTTTGTCTGGCGTGAAACGGCTATGGCGCATTTGCTTTTATGGGGAAATTCATACAGTCAAATCATACGGAACGGCCGCGGGCAGCCTGTCGCGCTTTATCCTATGAATCCGTCAAAAATGACGGTCAGCCGGAATGATAAAGGCAAATTGATTTACACGTATATGAACGATGGCGGCGAAGTTAAATTTAACCGCGAAAATATACTTCATATTCCGGGGCTCGGATTCGACGGGCTTGTCGGTTACAGCCCGATAACGATGCAGCGTAATTCGATCGGCCTGTCGATGGCGGCCGAAGAATACGGCGCCAAATTGTTCGCCAACGGCGCGATCCCGGGCGGGGTTCTCGAACACCCCGGAACAATCAAGAATATAGAAAAGCTGAAGGAATCATGGAACGCCGCATACAGGGGTTCGGGAAACGCCGGGAAAACCGCGATATTAGAAGAAGGCATGAAATTTCACGCGATCGGCATAAACCCCGAAGATGCCCAATTTTTGGAAACGCGAAAATATCAAAAAAACGAAATCGCGAGTATTTTCAGAATACCGCCCCACATGATCGGAGACTTGGAAAAGTCGAGTTTTAGTAATATCGAGCAGATGTCGCTTGATTTTGTGAAATATACGCTGAACCCGTGGATCGCCAGATGGGAGCAATCCCTTAAACAGGCCCTTATTTTACCGTCCGAAAAATCAAGGATTTTTATCATGTTCAACCTCGACGGGCTTTTGCGCGGGGACTATCAAAGCCGCATGAGCGGATACGCTACAGGAATACAGCACGGCTGGCTGTCGCCAAACGATGTAAGGAACCTTGAGGACATGAATAAAATACCCGCCGAAGAGGGCGGCGACAATTATATGGTCAACGGAAACATGGTTAAACTAAAAGACGTGGGCGCGGCCTATAACAAAAATTCGCAGGAAGGAGATGAATGAAATTGAAATTTTTTAACATAAAACAAATATCAAACGATGAAGTTGAATTGAGAATCGAAGGGGATATTATCGCGGATGATTACGCGTGGCTTTACAAATGGTTCGATGATCCGTACACGTCCCCTAACAAATTCAGGGAAGAATTAAAAAAATACGATGGTAAAAATATAACTATTTGGATAAATTCTAACGGTGGAGACGTTTTTGCGGGAGCGGCAATTTATACGGCTCTCATGGAATTTAAAGGTAAAAAAAACGTTAAAATTGACGGGATCGCGGCAAGCATAGCGTCTGTAATTGCGATGGCAGGCGACGAAGTCCTGATGTCGCCCACAAGCATTATAATGGGACATCTGCCGTGGTCTTTTGCCATAGGTGACGAATATGAGTTTCAAAAAGAAATTAATGCGTTAAAATCCTGTAAAAATATAATTATAAACGCTTATGAGAAAAAAACAAAATTGTCCCGTGATAAACTTTCAAAAATGATGGACGATGAATTTTGGCTTACGCCGCGGGAAGCGGTTGAGCTGGGTTTCGCGGACGGCGTTTTGTATGAAGACGAAGAGCCGCGGGATTATTCAAATATGATAACCGGCGCGAAATTGTTGTTTAACAGCCTCGACAAAGGACGAATGTTTGCGGCGTTAAAACGTCCGGTTCCGCCGGATCGGGACAATGATCCGAAACCTTTAAATATCGGCGAAATTAACAAATGTTATGACCGCTTATATAAAACAAAAACCTGGCAGTAATAATTATTTAAATTTTATTTATTTTAGGAGGAAAAAATTATATGACAATATTGGAGCTTATGGAAAAACGCGCAAAAGCCTGGGACGCGGCGAAAAACTTTTTAGATACCCATATCACGGAAAACGGGCTTTCGGCTGAGGATCAAGTTACGCATGAAAAAATGCTTAAAGACGTTGAAAATTTAACGGCGGCTATCAAGCGGCTCGAAGATCAGCAGAAATTTGAGGACAGTTTGAAAAATCCGACGTCTGATCCGGTTTTCAACGATTCGGCAAACGGCGGGAATAATAATCAAACAGGCAGGGAAAGCAGAGAGTATTTTAACGCTTTCGTGAACTACGCAAGGACTGGCGCAATCGAAAATATACTGCAAACGACCCCGAACGCCGACGGCGGCTTCCTTATACCCACGGAATACGAAAAAATCCTGATACAAAAGATGGAGGAAAATAATATATTCCGTCAGATAGCAAAAGTCATACAAACAACGTCCGAGCGTAAAATCCCCGTCGAAGTGAACGGCACGACCGCGAACTGGACGAAGGAAAATCAAGAAGCCGCCGAAAGCACGCCGAAATTCAAGCAGTTGTCGCTTGACGCATATAAACTAACCGTATTTACGAAAGCGTCGATTGAATTATTACAGGACAGTTTTATAAATATCGACAGTTATTTGATCGAGGATTTCGGAAAAGCCATCGGGATAAAAGAAGAAGAGGCATTTTGCACGGGCGACGGAAACGAAAAACCGACGGGGCTGTTTGGCACGGACGGCGGCGGCGAAATTTATGATGTTACCGGAACGGCAATTACCGGCGACATAATAATCGATTTGATTTACGCTTTAAAAATGCCTTACCGCAGGAACGCGCGTTTTGTAACGAATGACAACACGGTCGCCGCAATCAGGAAACTGAAAGACAACCAACAGCAATATTTATGGCAGCCGTCTATGCAACAGGGGCAGCCCGATAGAATATTTGGATTTCCTGTGCTGACATCTCCCGCCGTCCCGAAAGTCGCCGCAGGGTCGTTCCCCATAGCGTTCGGAGATTTTTCATATTATAGAATCGGCGACAGAATGAAAAGAACAATCCAACGCCTCAACGAGTTATACGCACGCAACGGTCAAGTCGGATTTATGGCGACTTCAAGGGTTGACGCAATCATGACGCTGCCGGAAGCCGTGAAAGTGATGAAAATGGGCGGCGGCGAATAAAAATTAATTTTACGGGAAGGGCGCGGATATTCGATGAAAACAAACATTACGTTATTATTAAAAAGGGCCAAAGATAATTTGATTCTGAACCATGACGAAGATGATAAATTATTAACCGGCCTGATTGCCTCCGCGGTGAGTTACGCCGAAGGCTACCAGCATTTACCGGACGGCGCGTATTTAAAATCGAAAATGCCGCATACGACAGAGCAGGCGGTCATAATGCTCGTTTCTCATTGGTACGAGAGCCGCGACGGTTCGACCGGGGGCTTTTTTGCCGATAACGTAAACGCGGCGCGGCATGTCTGGGAAAGCGTCAATAATTTATTACGGTTAGATAGGAAGTGGGAATTTTGAGTTTCGGGAAAATGAAAACATTTATTCATATCATCGAAAAAATAACGGATAACAAAGATTCGGAGGGGTTTGCTAATCCCTCCGAAAAAATTGTCGCTTCCACGAGGGCGTACAAAGAAGAACGGCACGGGAATAAACGCTGGGCGAACATGGCGGCGTTTTCGAGCGCGACGGTTTTGTTCCGTTTCCGAAAATTCCCAAGATATGTCGTAACGGCGAAAAACTTTATATTAGAATTAGAAGGCGGGGATATATATAACATAGTCAGCGTCGAAGATGTGCGCGGCCGTGGGATGTATATCGAAGTTCTTGCGGAAATGAAGCCGAAAGGCACGGTGATGTAATTGGCGAAATGCGATGTAAAATTGCCGGATGACTTTTTATTAAAACTTTCAAAACTCAGTAATAAAACCGATGAAATCCTTCCAAAGGTTTTAGAATCCGGCGGCGAAATTGTATTTGATAAAGTCAAAAGTAATTTAGAAGCCGTTATCGGCAGCGGGACAAAATTTAAGTCGCGTTCAACCAATCAACTTGTAAACTCTCTCGGAATATCTCCGGCAAAACAAGACCGCGACGGGAATTGGAATATAAAAGTGGGCTTCAAAGAACCGCGTGCTGACGGCAATTCAAACGCGAAAATCGCAAATATCATCGAATACGGCAAACACGGGCAGCCACCGAAACCGTTTCTGAAACCCGCGAAAACGCAATCGAGAAAAGCCTGCGTCGACGCTATGAAATCAAAGTTTGAAAGCGAGGTCGACAATATATGAGTATTTTAGAGGAATTAAATGAGATTTTGTCTGAAATTCTCCCTATCGAAACAGGGGTATTTTCAGACGTCGCCCCCGAAAAATATATCGTACTCACGCCTATGAGCGACGACTTCGTACTATACGGCGACGATCGCCCTTTGATTGATTTGTCCGAAGTGCGGATTTCCGTTTTTATTATCGGAAACTATTTGACAATAACAAAGCAAATCGTCAATGAACTATTAGCCGCCGGGTTTACGATGACATCGCGCCGGTTCATAGTGCATGAAAATGACACCGGGTATAATCACTATAATATTGACGTGCAAAAATTTTATAACCACGAATAAAAAATAAATATATATTTAAAAAATAGGAGGAACATTAATATGGCAAAAATAGGATTAAAGTATATAGTATGCGCTGAAATAGAAGAAACAGGGAAAGGCAAAGCGGCGAAAGTCGAATATAAGGCGGGACTCGTTATGGGGCATGCAATCAAAGTCGATTTGAAAGTTGACATTAATGACGCAAAATTATACGGCGACGATATGGTCGTAGAAAGTTTAAAGGAATTCAAAGGCGGCACGTTATCCGTGAACCCTGACGATTTAAACTATAAAGTCACTTCTCTTATTCTCGGGCATAAAAAAGAAGAAATCATAGAACCGGAACCCGTGGAAAAACTGACGGCCAAGGGCGACGACGACGGCAAACCGGTGGGCGTGGGCTTTTACTCGACGGTAGTTCGCAAAGGGACTAAAAAGTACAGGGCTATATGGTTACGCAAAATTAAGTTCGGGATACCGGGCGAATCGCTCGAAACAAAAGGCGAAAATATAAATTTCCAAACCCCGACCATAGAGGGCAACGTTATGCAGGATATTACGGGAATTTGGAAAGAAGAGGCCATTTTCGAGAAAGAGGAATCGGCGGTTTCGTGGCTCAACGCAAACGCTAATATCGAACAGGAGAGTGCTTGATAATGGCCGTAAAAAAAAATATCGATACGCAAAAAGATGAATCAGCGGATTGCGTTATAAAAATCGGCGACGCCGAATATGAGTTGATATTTACGACAAAGGCAATGAAGGAAATATACGCAAAATACGGCGGTATCACTGAGTTAGGGGAAATATTAGAATCCGGAGGCGACGTCGGGCAAATGATTTCGGAAATTGCCTGGGTGGTTGCGCTTTTGGCGAATCAGTCCGTATTAATTCACAATTATTTGAATCCTCAGGACAAAAGGGAACTTTTGACCGCGGAAGCCGTCGAACTCCTGACGAATCCCCATGAATTTGTTGAACTTAGAAAGTTAATCATGCCCGCGATATACAACGGCATGAAGCGGGAAGTGGAAGGCGAAGACGACGAAAAAAACAGGCAGGGCGGGTAAACGACGGGGAAATCTTTACCCGCCTTTTATATTTCGGCACGACGCAGCTCGGGTTTTCGATGGACGAAGTCTGGCTGATGAGAATGGGGCTGCTGCTTGATTTGATCGAGTGCCACAATCAATTTTTAGGGCGTTCGAAGCCGAAAATCGATTATACGCTTGACGATATTATACCATTTTAATTTTAAATGAGAGGGAGGTGTTTTTTATGGCTGATAATTTCGGGCTTAAATTAGAAATAGACGGAGAAGCCGAATTTAGAAAATCAATTGACGATATAAATAAAAGTTTTAAAATTCTTGGTTCGGAAATGAAGCTGGTCACATCAGCGTTTGGCGAAAACGACAAAAGCGCACAGGCGTTGACGGCGCGGAATGAAGGTTTAAATAAACAAATTGATTTGCAAAAAAACAGAGTTTCAGAATATGAAAAAATATTAGGAAAACTTGTTGAAAAATATGGCGAATCAGATGTGCGTACTAAAAACTGGACGATTAAATTAAACGAAGCCAAAGCCGGTCTTAATAATTTTGAACGCGAATTGAAAAATAATATAAAAGCTATCGAAACCGCGGGCAACGAAATGGATAGCACGGGCAAAAAAACATCTATTTTCGGCGATGTGTTGAAAGCGAACCTCGCCGCCGACGCAATCAAGGCCGGACTTTCCGCGATAGTCGGCATGGTCAAAGAAGTCGGCGCGGCCGTAAATAATTTTATTTCGGAAGGTTCGCAAATGGCCGCCGAAGCCGCGCAGAGCCAAACGCTGCTCGCCCAGGTTATGCGTAACACGATGTCCGCCTCCGACGAACAAATAGAAAGCATGGTAAAACTTGCGGCGGAGCAGGAAAAACTCGGGGTCGTCTCAAAAACGGCGCAGGTGACGGCGTTGGCGGAACTTGCGTCGTTCGTCGAGCGCAAAGAAGCGATGGAAGATATGCTGCCGGTTATGAACGACTATATCGCGTATCAGTACGGCACGACGGCTTCGGAAGAACAGGCCCGGAATGTGGCGACCGCGTTGGGGAAAGCGATACAGGGCAATATTGACGGGTTGGCCAAACAGGGGTTCACGCTTACCGACAACGAAAAGAAATGGTTTAAAACGGCTGATGAAGCGCAGCGCGTTGCTTTCGTGATGGAAATGGTTAGCACGAGCATGGGCGGGGTAAACGAAGCCCTCGCCCAGACCGACGCGGGCAAAATGGCGCAGCTTGAAACTGTGATGAACAATACGAAAATAGCAGTCGGGGAAATGGCGAACGAATTCAAAGCGCAGATTATGGGCCAGATGTTGCCGTCGATTTCGTCGTTGGCGGACGCGTTTACTGATACATTGCGCGGCGAAGGTTCTCCGGAAGAATTGGCGGCGGCTTTTGACGATGTTTTCAGCGATCTTTCTGATGTTGTTAGAACATTCGCGCCGTTGTTGCTTGAAATCGGCGGCAATATATTAAGCGGTGTTGTGACGGGAATATCGAATAACGCTGAAGAAATTATATCCGGCGCGAATGAAATGATAGGCTCGTTTTTGAAAAAAATGGGGGACAAAGACACTACTGATAAAATCGCAAAAGTTGGCGGAGATATTGTCAGGGCGATAGCGTCTGGATTTGAAGAAAATTTTCCGTTGTTTGTGGAAGCGTCCAAAAATCTTTTAATATCAGCTTCGGAAGAAATGCGGACATTGCTTGACGAATTAGACGAAAAAGTATTTGGCAAATTTTATGACTTTTTAAATCCGAAAAGAGGAAAAGAACGCGGCGGCGGCGGCGGGGGCAGCCTTTACACAGATACAATAAAAAATGAATTCAAAGATTTATTGGAAGAAATAAAAAGCTCTGAATTAGAAGTTTCTGAAGAAATGCTGGCCGGAATCGAACGGCTTGTAAATAATTATAATCCGGCGACAGCGACTTATGCTCAACGCGAAGAAATCAAAACGGCATTTGATGAATTCCAGTCTACGATAGAAAGCGAAGCAACAGCGGCGGAAGAACGATTAAAAGAAGCTTTGAAAAATAATGCGGGTTTAAGTGGCTCAGCAATTGCAGATTCGGCGGATAAATTATTCAAAGTATTAAAAACAGAAATCGGCGACGCGCTCTATTTGCAAGAAATTGACATAATAGAAGCGGTTGCCCGTTGGAAATCGGCGTTAAATGATTTTTCGGTCGATAGTCAGGAATTTACAAACGTCCGAAAAGAAATAAAAAAACTTGAAGACGAAATCGCAAAAGATGCGAAAAAAGCCGAAACAGACAGGTTAAACCGCATAAAAAAAGCTGAAAGTGATAATAAGAAAGCGGCCGCAGACGCGGCAAAAGCTATAAAAGATATATTAACATCGGCGGAAAAAGAAATATCAAACCTCGCCGCACTCGACCTCATCAGCACAGCCGAACAGTTGGAGCGGTATAAAAATCTCCTCGGCAAGTTCGCAGAGGGCACCGACGAATATATGTCGGTGAGGATAAAAATCCACAACCTCGAAAAGAAACTCGCGGCGGACGCGGCGAAAGCGGTTCAGGACAGTTATAACAAGCAAAAACAGGACATGGCTGATTTTGTATATTTTGAGGAAATGACCGTCGCGGAATCCTTGCAGTATCAAATCGAGGCGTGGGAAGCGTTAAAAAAAGAATACGGCGACAACGCCGATTTCATGAGGGAAATCAGAAAAAATCTGTTCGACCTGGAAAAGAAACTTGCGGCGGAAACATATAAAAACGAAAAACAGCGTATAACCGACGAAATACAGGACAAAAAACTCGGTTATGACGAACAGGTGGCAATGTGGGCGGATTTGCTCGCTCAATACAAGGAAAACTCCGAGGAGTACAAAGAAATAGACAAAAACATTTCCAGCCTCAGAAAACAGCAGGACAAAGAAGATACCGCCGATTTTGTTGAAAAACTGGACTATGAGCTATATTTTACCCAGCTCAACGAAACAGAAAAATTACAGTATAAAATCAACGCTATCAGCGCTGAAATCGAGGCGCGAAAAGCCGCCGGGCTCGAATATGCGGAACTGGAAACGGCATTGACGAAATTATCAACCGACCTGACAAAAAAACAACACGACGAAAAGCAAAAGTTAATCCGCGAGGGATATCAGACAGAACTCGGCGTATTAAAAGAAATGCAGGGCAGAAAAGAGCGGGACTACAAAGCCGAACTCGCGCATATAAACGGCCTCATAGAAAAATACAAAGACAACGCCGCTATAAGAATTGAGCTTGAGAAACAGGTGGGCGAGTATAAAATATCGCTGTTGAAACTGATAGACAGTTTAGACGACCAGTACGCGCAGGCGCACGAATCGCGGGTAAAATCGATATTCGAGAGTTTCAAGGCGTTCGATATGATAAAGATAGACTTACCGGCGGAACTGAAAAAAATCGACGAAAAGACGGAAAAGGGTTTAAAAGACGCAAAATCACTCAACGACTTGAAAAAAGACGAAAACAAAAATCTATACATAACCGCCGAACTGACCGAAAAAATAACAGGCCTCAAAAAGAGAAGCGCGGATTTAGAGACGGAAAAAGCCGATTTGCTCGCCGAAATCGATTATATGCGTTCATACGGCGAATTACAGATGTTTATAGACATAGCCCAAAATAAATATAACAACGCCATCAAAGAACAGGTCAAAATAGAAGCGGAGATACAAACGGCGTTGAAGGAATCGGACAAATCCGAAAAAGACGCAAAGAAAAATAAAGAGGATATAACAAAAGTCACAGAGGAGTTATTGAAACAATATCCAAACTTAATTGACGACATCGAAAAAGAAACAGGCAGCAGGGAGCTAACGACAAAGGCGATTGAAAATCAAATAGCCGCATATGACAGGCTTGAAAAAGCACAAATGAGAACAAAGAAAAAAGACGATTTTTTCCACTCGTTGAGCGACCAGATAAAAGACAACAACGAATATATAAAATCAATGGGCGGCTTGGAGAAAAAGCTTCAGCAATTCGGATATGGGGCGGAGGGCACGTCGGAAAAAACCGCGAAAGCCCTTGAAATGATTTTCGAGCAGTTCAATCAGGGCGGGGTTGGCAGTCTGGACGACCTCAGAGAAGCGTTGAAATTTACGGACGAGGAATGGCAGATGTTTATCAATTCGACGGTCACGCTCATGGAGCAGGCGGACACAATCTCAACAAATCAGTTAAAAAAGACAAAAACTGACATAGAAAAGCAAAAAGACGAAATTACCGGAGCGCTTAAAGAAATGCCGGACGAGGCAAAAACGATAGGCAACGAAACGATAGAAAAGCTCGGCGAAGGCATGGAGGAAAAACAGGAAGAAATAAATGCCACGGCGACCGGCATAGTTGATGAAATCGCGGAAAAAATGGCAAAAATCGTCGACGGTGACGCATTCAAATCAATCGGACAGCGCATATCTGAAGGAATCGCCGCCGGTATTACCGCGGGGACAAATGCCGTAGTAAATGCGGCCGCGTCCGTTATACAAAACGCGTTGGCGGCAATGCAGGCGGTTTCGCAAATATCGTCGCCGTCGAAATTATTCAGGGACAAGGTCGGAAAAAACATCGCGCTTGGTATCGGGGCGGGTATCGGCGACGAAATGCCGGATATTATAACCGATATGCAAAAATACACGAAAATGTTATCGGATACGGCAAACCGGAGCGCGAATTTTAATTTTAACTCCGGGAACGCGGCGCGTTTAAACGATACGGAAATTTTAACGGGATTAAAAGAAATCATATTGCAACAGGGGCGGCAACCGTTAGCGCAGCCGAATATTAAAGTGACGCTGGAGCCGACAGGGGATATCCGGGGATTTTTTGATTATATACGAATGGGCGTGAAGCGTTCGGGGTATTTGAACGGGGAGGTGTGAAAAGATGAGCGTAATTGTTATCGACGGCAAAAAATATGATGTTGGCGAAGTGGAAATAAGACGCGACGCGGAAATCATATACGACCCTGTAACTGCCGGGGTTATGCTTGATTTTTCCGAAGTTGACGACGCCGCCGCAACAAAATACAGTTATAGTTTCACCGTCGTGCCGAAACCCGGCGCGGCGGAATACGACGCGTTCTATTATGACATAACATCGCCGAAGAGCGTCAGGTTTGTCGAGCTTCCTTTCGGACAATCGAAAATAACGTTTCCGGCCAAAATAAAAAAAGTCAGCGACAGTTTGGCGGATTTTGGCGGGAAATCTAAATGGACGGGTTTGACGGTCGAATTCCTTCCGGTGAAACCGCAAAGGCAAGGTGATTGAGTATGTCAAGTAAACGTGAAATCACATACTACGACGTGTCGCCGTTCGCGGCGCTGTCGGCGCACGCGGAAACGGACGGCGCGAAAGTGCAGGACTTTTCGGAGGTTCAAAAACTGTTCGCCGAAAATATAATTTACAGGAGTATTCAAACGTGCGAACATAATTATACAGTACTCGACGGAACGCACCGGGAATTTGAACGGAATGAAAATATCGCCCTGTGGAGCAAATATCAGAGCGAAGATCCGTCTCGGCTATTGTACGGCGGTGTAACGCTCGACATTACTTTCGGCGGGTTGCAGAGCAGTCCGGGCATCGCGTTCTACTTCGACCCGCAAAATAATGTGTATTGCGATATGCTCAGGGTGAAGTGGTATAAAGACACCACCCTGCTTTCCGATGAAACGTTCTACCCTGATTCGGCGGTGTATTCGTGCCACCATAAAGTCGAGTTATATAACAGAGTGACGGTCGAGTTCATACGCATGAATATACCGGAGAGATACCTGAAAATCGAAGCCGTATATTTCGGCATCGTGCGGATATTCGGCGACGGCGAACTGGAGGAGCTCACGGTAAACGAAGGGTTTGACCCCACGGGCAGGACGCTGTATATCAACTCGGCGAACTTCACAATCAACACAAAAGACCCCGTGCCGTATATATTCATGAAACGGCAGCCGTTGCGTATCAAATATAACGGTATGCGGGTAGGCTCGTATTACATCGACAAGAGCAAACGGTACGCGGACAGGAAATACTCAATCGAGGCAATCGACAAAGTCGGCGTGCTGGACGCGACGGACGAGTTCATGGGGGGC